ACCGATTTTTTGGAAGGTGGTCTTATTCTTTACACCGTTAGCTGTACGAATAGTACCACGCAACTTAGAGCCTTGACGCTGGTACGCCATGTGGACGCCAGATTCAAACTCCTCGATAAAGGAGGTATCAATAGTTGGTGTTGCCATAACACCCTCCTTTTACAAGTTACAATTAAGTTTTGTTCTGTCTGGTTATCTATCTACTTGGGGTCGTTGCCGATTATCCCTTGCGTCAAGGCCTTCTAGTACAATTACATTTTCACATAAGACAAAATTAGAAAATTCACATTATCCATTCTGTCTCGCTAATTGAGCAAAACCAGCCCTTACCTTAGAGATAAATGCAGGGTCTTTCTCTTTCCAATAGCGTGGGTCGTTTTGCATGGACATTAAGTCCTCACGACTAATACGCTCTTGAAACTCTGTGTCTGAAGTCATGTTAAACTGAGGCTGACCATTCAGTTCCATCAATTCTTCAAACAGTTGAACCATACCAGCAGATGCTGGGACATTGGCAAATACATTATAGGCTTCAGCACTTAGATTGTTATGCGCCCACCCATCTACACGTTCTAAACGCTTTTCAGCATATTCGCCTAATGCTTCTGATTCTTGATTCCAATCAGGACCTCTCATGGCATCAATTTGAATATATTCATTCATTAAGCCATTAAATTCATCCTGAGATAAACCATAGTTATGTGCAGTAGTTCTAAACCAATCTACCATTGGGTCATCATCAGCTACGCTGTATTCAATGCCTTCTGGTGCTTCAAACTGCAATTCATAATCAGCAGGGCTGATAGGTGCATTGCTTGAGGCTTCTTGGTTTAGCTCTTCTACGATTTGGTTTCGTAATTCTTCTTTGCGTGTGTAAAACGCTCTTTCCAGTTCGCCATAGCTATTCGCAAGCTCTTCTGGCCTATCAAACTTCTCTGGAAGCCAATCAGGTCTTTCTTGAGTAGTTTCCTGAGGTTGCTCCGACCCTCCGGCCTGAACCTCGCTGGTTTCTACTTGTGCTTCTACTTCTTCACTCATTTAGCAATCCCACTTCCTTAGTGCTTTGTTAATACGGCTGTTAGGGTCATTAGCCGTCTTTGAGCTTGTAAGCTTCTTTTTCATACCCATCATCCGCTTACAAAAACTTCTACGTCTAGCGGCTGCTTTTGGAGAGCGTTTAGCTTCCTTTGCAGATACAGGACGTTTTAACTTACCGCCTTTATACGAAGCCCTACCCTTGGCGTTCAATCCGCCTTCAGGGTTTTTACCTTCTTTACGTTGCCAAGCTGGTGATTTAGCCATTACGTCCTCGCATAGGTAGGTGTCTTTCCACCACCACTAGGATTGGTGGCACGTTTACGTCTAACTGCCGCAGTTTTCTGAGATTTACTCATAGAACTTGCTTTAGCTTGTGGAACACATTTTGGATAGCTACGACCATCACCCATCTTACGTCCACAAGGGGGATGTTTACCATCTTTCTTTGTGGATATGTCCACCCATTTCTCATCAAACCATTTGGTGAGGCTCATTTGTATTTACCCCCCATTTTCTTATACTGTTGCACCAGTTGCCCAGACGCATAAGCAGAAGGCCATTTCTTGACCCTCTTCTTAACAATAGCTTTTGCTCTTGCATATAACGCTGGATTTGCTGGTTTAGCCATCAGACTGCTTTCTCCCCATTTCACATCTAGCCTTCATAATGGCTACAATCCATCTAGCACCTTCTGCATGGGCTAGAGTTTCGATTCCAGTCCCTGCAGGATATACGTTATTCGTTGTGAGCGAGTCCAAGTAATGTATAAAATCTTTTCCAATACCACCGCCAAACAGACCATAGGCTTTACTATTAAGGTCTTTGTCAACTTCCTTACTGTATCCTCGACCATCGACTGAGACATTTATCTTTTCCTTCATCCTTGAGGCATCCCTTGTTGAGCTTGCATTAGCTGTTGCATTGTTTGAACATTCTCTTGTACTTGGCTTGCTTCAGCTAAAAGCTCCTCTTGAACACCGAACTTAGCGGCAAGATACTTAATCACAGCTTCTTGGTTGTACAGCATTGGAGTTATTTCAGGTCCGAAGGTAGAAGCGACTGTCTGTTGGAAGCGGACAAAATCAGACACGTCTTGCTGGTCTTGCGCCCTGAGGAGAGGAGAAACAGGGACAATACGCAATTCCCTGCCATCTACCTTCGGTATGTCTAACAGCCCTTGTTTCTTGTAGATGTACACAACACGTTCTACTAACGGCTGTAAAAACTCTTTCTGCATACGACCAGCTACAGCACCCATGTCTCTAGCCACATCAGCTAGTCTTTCAGATACTTCTGTGGCAGAAAGTGGTGTTCTTGCATTCGGTCTGGTATCCAACTCATCAATAAACAAAGCTTTGCGTACATTTCTACGCATATCGTCTAAAACAAGCTGTGCTACGTCAAATCTACCAGCACTTTGTAATGGTGATATTGTTGACCCAGGACTTCTAGGAATAAAAGTTCCGGGCTGTATCGTGATGTTATCAGGATTAAATACACCATCATCATCGTATATATAACTACCAGCAATAGCCATTTCAGCATTTTCTAAAATCAACTGTACTGTTAAGTTTAATGTTTTGATTGCTGGCATAGCTTGAAGAACAGGACCTCTACCCCACACTTCAAAGCCAGACTTAGACCAGCGTGTAGTAATCCAAGGAATAGACCCACGACCTTTAAACGTATCCTTGATAAGAATTTCGTTATCTGTCTCAGATATTAGGTAGTAGGTGTATTCATCTTTAAATCTGTTTGTCTCGTCATAGATAGTGGCTTCGACAATCTTAGTCTTACGAGTAGGATTGCGCTTTTGCTCAGACATCATCTTTTCTGAGTATTTAGCCTTAGGATACCGATGCTTTACTTCGGTAATATCCATATTGCTGTTCCATCTGAACCAATCAGAGACACCATCCATTCGACCGGGTAGCAAAGCCAAATTGGTTGGGGGTACAGATGAAAAGTGTAAATCTCCTTGGAAACGACCCTCTTCTACAAGAAGGTTCATAGTTCCAATACCTAAATCCTGAAGACCCTCATGCATTTCTGCATTGAAGTTAGAATTACGCAAACCTTCGTGAATAAGGTCTGTAATTCTATCCAACTCTTCATTTAATGACTTGCTTCTTAATTCGTCTGGAAACTCAGGACCGGGGGCGAGTCTAAATGCACGACCATTAGGAGGAAAAAACCCAAGTTGTAAGCGAGAAGCAAACTTAGGAAGACCAACAACAGCAGTTTCGTCATAGATATTCTCTGTTCTACGATTTGCACTGCTTTCCTGAAAGAAGCTCTCACGATGAGGAATAACGTAATCATAGATTTCCTCCCACAAATCTGTCCAAGAGTTCCAACGACCCTTGGCCTTTTTGTATCTGTCCATGACACGTTTTAGCTCTTGCTTTGCGTCACCACCAGAAACGGTTGGATTTCCGTCACCTTGTCCTGCACCGTACATGTTAGCTCCTTAAGTTCTGATAGAACCGCTTGTTTGAGGTGGTGTTTGACCCATTTGCTTTCTTCTAAAGCCTGTAAACCCTTCAACATTCTCTTCTTGAAGAGAACGCTGACCAGCAAGATTTTGCCTTCTGACCATATCTTGCCTTTCGGCTCTTGCCTTATCCTCAGCTTCTACTCTAGCTAAACGCTCTTTTTCAGCTTTCTCTGCTGCAATCTGCTCTTCGCTTTTGCCCGGCATTTTAGGTTTGCTAAATATGCTACCCATCTGAAACTCCTTTTTCATCAAACATGAGTACACCTCCATTTTTAAGCAATTCACAATAGAGCTGATAAGGTGTTAATACCCAAAACTTATTTAAGCCAACTATATGTTTAATGAATGAAACGCAATACATTAATCTTGGTAGATATACTGGACTATCCTTTACTTCTACTTCTACACACGTCCAATAGTTCATCATATTTGCCCAAAGCAAGTCAGCATCATCATCTTTGTAGTTCTGAAACCTAAACCCATGCGTACTAAACTCATACTTTGTCCATAAATCATGCTCTGTATCAAATTTAACAGCAAAAACGTGACTAAAGCCTTTTCTGTGCTTAGTAAAATGCTTCCACATTCCTATATTTTTGCTTTCGCAAAAGCATATTATCCACTTCACAGCCCAGCTACCCTTCTTGATAGCTTGTTTCTAGCTTTTAGCCTACCAAAAGGCGTACCACCTCTCGTTACTGTTGTATGAGATGCTGGCTTACTACCGCCAAAGATTACCTTGCGACCCTCGCCCCCGCCCAAAAATGCATACTGAAGAGCATCATGTATGTGCGAAAATCTATTTTTAGAAGGTCGTTCTTCATAGCGTTCATTGCCCATGTGATATTGACGCTTATACTGATATCCACCTTCGAAACCTGCTATTAAGGTGGTGCAATTCGGGCTTATATTCATGCACGGATAGCCATCAGACATACGGTTTAAGACACCTTCAACTGCTTCAACTCGCATAACTGCGTCATTGCTGGGAGCAGGGTGAGCATTAATCCCTGCCGCCCTTAGTATCATAAACGGTGTTTGCTCAGACGTCTGCGCCATCTGATTACCAGCAGGGTCACCCACAAATTTAAAACTATGCTTTTCCCAATCGTTCCTAGCGATTTCCCTTTTAAGGACTTCGGCAAATCGTCCAGCCCCCATATCTTGACCAATAACTTCATGGAATATCGTCCACCTTCCACCAAAACCTTGCTGAGTAAAGACAGCACTAGGGGTTCTTCCAAAGTCGATACCAACGATTACCTCAACACCATCAACAGGCTCAATAGGGGACTTTGATACATGAGTTTCTTTTCTAAAGGTCGCATACACTGGTTTGCCGTCCATTAGGGCTTGGTATTCATTCAGAACATACACTTTTACCCATTGTGGGGTTTTGCCCAAGATAATCTTGTCATAATAGTCTGGCTGTATGTTATTCAGGTTCTCAGCCTTTAAATTCTTCTCATAGCCCTCTAAAGCACCCTCACTGCTACGCTTTTCCTTCATAGCACCAGCTTGAGTAAAAAATGTCCAATCATCAGGCTTAACTAACAACAATTTCTCATCAGCCGCCATATATTCAGGGGCAGGTACTTCACCAGCCATAATGCCCCACCAATGCGTTTCATCAGGAGCATTTGTGTCCATAATAACGCCAAACCAAGTCGGACCACCATCACGCATAGAAGGGAAACGACCAACACGCATAGTACACGCATCAACGATAGATTTTGGAAGCTCTCTGGCTTCATTGAGCCAAACGCCTGTCAGCTCCAAAGACAACAGCTTTTTTACGTCCTCTTGTTTGTCCAATGCTAAAAAGATGACCTCTAGCTCAACAGTGGTCTTATCTCCAAGTGAGAAGTTGACAAGATGCGTATAGGGAGGACTCCATACGAACTTGCCAACTTCGTCACCGAACCAATCCCTCCACGTCTTAATAGTCGTGGTTTTTAACTGAGGATTGGTATTACGAATGACTGCCCATCTTGTTCTGCGTACCCCAGCAGAATTAGGGGCTTGATTGACAGCCTTCCGCATTATCTCCATGCAACAAGTCACGGATTTACCAGAACCTACCGGACCTCTAATACCCCTCACAAAAGAAGGGTCTTTCATAAACGCCTTGGCTATCGGTCCTGGAGGCTTATAGTTTAAATTCATTAGTAGAATAATCTCTGCTTTGCACCTTTAGCCGCACCAAGCAAAGCTCTCCTACTTGCTACAGATGGTTTTGAAACTGTCTTTGGCTTAGATGTCTCTTGAGGCTGGTCTTCAGTAGCTGTAGTAGCTTCTTTCTCTACAGGCTGGTCGCCAGACATATCCCTAGCCGCCCTACCTTCAGCAAATGCCCTAACATTTTCTACTGCTTGCCTTCCAGCAGTTGATGTTACTGCCGAACCACTAGATGACCTGATAATATTACCTGTGCTACTTTTAGCATAGTAACCTTTCCGGTCTTCTATTTCAGCCGCCTGAACACGGCGTTCTTCTAATTCACGCTTTTTCTTTTGTTGTGCATATTGCATTGGTGCGGCATCATAAGTCGAACCACCGCTTGAACCAGACTCACTACCCATAATCACTTCTCCCATAAAAAAAAATATTTTTGTCAGCAAGACTTAATGAAGTCTATTTCGTGTGTAGTTCACCTTCTATGGGTTCAGTGCTGGTTTTTCAAGGCGGTACTTTATATAAGCCAAACTAGCAATGGGACCCCTATCCTTAGTCAACGTTAAAGTTTATCTGCACCGCAGTACTAGGCGTTCTAACAACATCCTGTCTTAATCCTGCTCTGTCCATTAAATCCCTAGCTGCTTCAAGCCTTACATACTGGCTCTTACTATTCAACAGTTCACGCATCGTTGCCATTGCTTGTGTTGCGTCCCATCCCAAAGTCATCATAGCCAACTGTTGTCTATACTCTATAACATGTTGTTTTTTCAGGGTTGTGTAAGCCCATGCTTTGTTTCTACCCAATGTCTTAGCGGCTTCACTTGGGTTGCAACCGTTATGCAAGATTAGATGCACTAACTCAGCTTGTGGCTCAGTCAGTTTTTCATTCCCTGCTTGTGCTGTTGGAGCATGTTTCTCTATCTCATCCATTGGGACGATAGAGCCTTTATATTTCTCTTGCTGTTGTTTATCTGCTGTTGTCATTTCCAAGACCCGATTTGCTACGGACGTATTATAGTTATACTTCATCTATAGCTGTCAACTCACTTCTTGCATCTTATTGTCTTACATATCTTTTATAGGTGGATTTCGACAGTTTATCTCTCAAGTAGAGTGTCGAAATCAACTGTTTCGCACCCCATCGAGGGGTACTCACAGTGAGTTGCACATGCTTAATTCCCTAAGCGGTCATGGCAAGACGGCATCAGAGACATCCTAAGATTTGCTGGCACAAATCTAAGGTGTCTTAACTGATTTGCTTGCGAGTCATCAGATTGATAATTGAGAACACACACACACGAGTTGTGATGATATCATGGAATGATGACTCTTCGAACACGAACCACTGCGCTAAGATGCAAGCAATCCGGTAGGTTGCTTTCA